GCAGACCACTTTACGTCTACCATGAAGAAGTTGACAAGCTACGAAAATGCCATCCGCGCATCAGACTTGTCGCCCGCAGAAAAGCGTCAACGTTTGGATGAGGTGCGCAAAATGAAGATCGAGTACGCCAACATGGTTCGAGACGCTAGCGATAAAACCACACGCCAATAAGGCCGTCCTTGATCCCGAATACGGCTTGACCTTTCATACGCACAGAGACTGCGGCGCGGAGCCCCAGTTCTCTGGCCTTTTCTAGATTAAGCGCGGGGACAAAGAACCCCTCACCCGGCTTTAGCTTCGTCCAAGGATAGCGTATTGCCGTCAAAGACGTCCTCCTTAAAGGTAAGGTGCATGACATTGACTCGCATCATCGGGCCGTTGGTCTTGGAGAGCATGTCTTTCTTGATATACGTTACAGGGAACATGGCCTCCATCTGCGACTTGAACTCGTCGTAGCCAAAACTCATGCTGACACAATGCTTTTTCAGCATGCTCTCCTCAATGTAGAACTCCCTGTATCCCGCACGCAAGAGCCCGTGCTCCACACGCCCAAGCACTTTAGCCTTGGTGACTGACTTGTCAACAGTGCCGTCCTCCCCCCATGAGGCCAGTAAGCGGCCATCGGACTTCTTGATAACGATAAAACTGCCGTAGTTGTCGCTGATGTATGTGTTGAGTACGTCTTCTGCGGTGCGCACACTACTGCCAATAACCACGCGGGCTTTTTCTACAAGCTCTTTTAGAGAGTTAATAACCTGATTTATCTCTACTTCGAGGATGTTGGCATATTCTTTGCGTAGTAAAATAGCGGACGCAACAATAATCGTACACCCAGCATGCCAGAATCTTTCATCGTCAGTGAAGCCCATTACTTTCTTCAGGTGTTTGTGCACCTTCTGCACAACCTTCTCAGCGGTTTCTTGATTTTTAACCAACCAACGAACCCAAGTCTCGCCCGCTACGCCATAGTTGTCTTTGAGGTCTTGCAGAACTCTGCGCTCTTCAGGCGTCCATTGCAACTTAACATGTGGCGTCCACTCTAGCATCCTCAAAAGCTCGCCGTTTGAACTGTGCTTACGCGCGCCTGCCATGTAGTCCGTCAGCTTTTCATTGGATGTCATGGTGCACGTTTCTCGCCACGTACTGTGGTTGATCCGTTCTGCATTCACATCCGATTTCATACGCTCTCTGCCCTGTGCTTCAGCAAAGTCAAAGATGAAAGTGGGTGCCCATTCCATGTCTTTACGTTGTGCGCTCGTGATCTCATCAATCAAAAGTGGCAGACTTCCTAGCAATCCAGCACGCTGTTGCATAGCTACTGGGGATGTTCCTTTGCCTGTCCTGTATCTGAGCGGGTGACCCCAAACTCCTGCCTTGGCGCTAAGAACTAGGGACTTACCCGTACCTGACCAACGTGATCCAATGTGCCAAACAAAACCTTCAACCTGTGTGAACCGCATGAGGGCTGAGCCAAACGAATCAAGGCAAACAGCAAGCGCCGTCTCCATGTTGGGCTTGTTGATGAAAATGGTCTGCCACAATCTCTGCCACTTGGCCAAGTCTCCTTTAGGCGTGGTGTTTCTATTGATGTTCTCAAGGCCGGGCATGGGGACGAAAGTCTCACGGCCATCAGGGCTGAACACGCGGTTGTTGTATACGAACGAGTTGTCTGCTTGCCACCCACATTGGTAGGCACAACGATGGGTTTCTTGGTTCTTGATGCTTGGCGCACGCAAGCACTAACGTATTCGTATAAAGTTTTGTCGTAGCCCGCAAACGTGGACACGATGTTCTCGGCGGCCAACCACTTCAAAGTCTCGACATTGCTGACAATGGATTTTTGTGGGAAGTTTAAAGTCTCCACGCCATCGGGTCGGCATGCGGCCATGTGCACTAAATGCTCTGTCTCAGTCTTTAACAAATCAACCACAAAGAAATCGTAGTCAAGTAGTTGAATGTTTTTCTTGGTCTTTTTGCCTGTGGTTTCGTCTTCCTCAGAGCGCGTGCAGTAAATGCCACCATGCTCGCCGTAACTATATCCTCGTGGGGGTTCAGGGCGTGTGACGCTTGGCGCTAGGGGCAAACCGTCTTCTTCGGGTTCGTAGGATTCTTCAGCGTCAAGTTCTGACTCATCAAAGTCCACCATTGCCACGGGCTTTAGAAGAATTTGTTTCTCCGTGTTGTCCGTCTTAATCTCTCTACCCAATATTAACGGGTTTGTAATTTTTCCCCAGTGTTTACATTTGGTGCAGATGTTAGGGTTTTCACTGTCCATCTTGATGCACGCGTATGGGCCTTTAATCTCCGCTAACTTCTGGTGCATCCGCTCGTGCGGATAAGGGTGCATATCGCTCAACCAGACGGCTTTTTCATCGCCGTCAGCGCATACCTTTGCCCATGATAAGACCGCGCCAAATCGGTTCTTTGCCGTCTTCCTTGGCCGTGGCAATGTAGTCCTGAACCTGTCCACATTCGTTCTCAAAGCCTGAAAATAACGTGAAACTATCTTGGATTAGCTTAACCTGACTGGCCGTAGAACTTTTTGGCCTCTGCCCCGGGAGCACCGATGCGTTGTGTGAAACGGGCGAAACTGAAATGGGCGCTTGCGTCTTCTCATAAATAACTTTGGAAAAGTCTGCAAGATTGAACAAGTCGCCCTCTGTCATGATCTTGACCGGACGTGGGAGAGCATACTTTTTCTTATGATTGTGTGTACCGGGCACACGCAGAATGCGTGCGCTGTCAGCAGTGACAGTCATGTCGATCTTGAAACTCTCCTGCGCCGCCAACCGCTTTAGATTCTCAGCAATAGGTTTCCAAATACCCACAGGTATGGCATCAGTAAGTGGCCAGTAGCAATGGAGCCCACCGCCTGAACTAACAATCCAAGGCCGCCCTATGACATCAAGGCCAGTTTTTTGCAAGAAAGCATCTAGCGCCAGTGCCGCATCTTTCTTGGTATCGTAACCATCAAGATCAACGAAGAACGACTTTACATACTCCGCTTCATCTGCTTTGCGTGCGCTTTTAAACGTAGCAACGGCAAAGAAAATGTCGTACTTAAAGTTGTTCCACTCGTCAATCTGTGGTTGCAGTTCCTCCAACGTATCAGCGTATACGTGTTGTTTGTGGTTGAGTTCTACCACGCAGTATTTTCCCAAACCTGCGGACGGCAAAACCACCGCTAGAAATTCAAGCGGAGTCATGTGTATCCTTGGTTCAGAAAAGTTCTAACTGAGCGGGGTCTTTGGGAGGAAACTTGTCTTCAGGATGAAGCGCCGTGAAGCGTCTCAATAACTCTTGCTGATACTCAACAGGCATCGTGTTGGGATACCCGTCCAAGTAATAAGCGCAAGTACGGATAAGTTCTGTATTCGTCAGGTTTCTAGGTTGAANGCCTTGCATGCTGNTCTCCAAGCAACGTCCGCATTGGGGGACGACTGCAATATTTTAATAAGCGCTTGAACCGATGGGCGGTAAGCAACGAACACTTCTCCACCACCAAACCAATTGTAGACAGACTGGCGCGTAGCACCAGTCGCCTTGGCAATTTTGGTGACAGGGAAGTCGAGATGGACGGCCCACCGACCGAGTTGGTTGCCCAACGTCTTCGGTGCGACCTTCACGCTCTCAATCACCTGTGGAGAGTACGCCATTACTCGTCGTCCCAATCATCAACCATATCAGCAAGGGCGGCTTTGGCCTTGGGCACGGCACTCGGCTTCTTCTCTTCTTTGCGCACCACGGGCTCCTCATCCTCTTGCGCCACAGGAGCCTCAACTTTTTAGGCTTCTTGCCGGGGATATTGATAGGCTCAGCCACTGGTGCAACATTGTCGATCTTGGCCACAGTCATTGTGATTGCTTTGATCGCATCATCAGTCTTGCCTTGTTTCACAGCGATGGGATGCTCGTCATCTGTTAGCCAACGCATTGCATGGAAGAACAACTTGGGTGACTCTGACTTGGTATCAAACTTCATGCGCGTCACAACCTCAGAGGGGTCAATGTTCTGCGCGGCCAACCAACGTGCGTAAGCTTGTAGTGGGCGTTTGTCTCCGTCTTCTTTACCAAAGATAGATGTAGCGGGCAATGCCAACTGCATCACGTCACCTTCAATATCATTGGCCAACACAACTGCAAGGCGGTGTTGATAACGGCATGCACGGCTAGTGCCTTGGCCTGATCCCGCAATGTTTTTGGGGCAGTCTCTGCATGTTTCGCTTTGTTTGTTAGGCACATCGGGCATTGGCACTTCACCATCGTTCGATGCGCAGTCAGGAGAGGATGCCTCGCCATCATAAGACTTCATGTAGAACTGACGGCCAACTTTAGCGGCGGCGTTCACGATCACAACATCGAGGTGTCTGTCTTCAATTGCGGCAACTTCTTTACCAGCACTGTTCAAGCGAAACACACCGCCTTTGATTGAGATACGCTTACCGCCACCTACATTACCGCCACCCGCTAGGGCTTTGGCAACGGCAGACAACTCTTTGCGGTTCTTGGCAAACTCTGGTACTTGCGAAGGATTAAATAAAGCTACATTGGTCATACGACTCTCCAATTATTTTGTGGGTTTACGAACAGAAATGTTGTACTCAGTGACTGAGTTCAATCCGGGGGGTAACTTACTGGGGTTCTCTTCCAAGAACGTGGCCATGTTTCCTTGCGCTATGCGCTTTTCTAACAAGTCAACGGCTTGGTTTTCAATAACGAATTCTTTGAATGCGTCCCAGTCTTGTGTGTTATAGCGTGTCTTTGTGGACAACACTACTGTGCCTTGATCTGTGCGAACAGAGGACATGCCTAATGCGAGCATCTTATCTTTGAGCGCAATCTTAACTTGGTCTTGTTGGGCTTTGATGACCTCAACTTCGTTCTCGTATGCTTGCGTCAACTCTTGAATGCGCGCGGCCATCTTGCG